ATAGGAGTAAATATTTCAACAGGTAATGTACTAATTACAGCTTGGGCAGAGGTAGATATTGGTATTCCACTCGTTTCTACATATACTGAGGTTGACATTGCAGCATAATTTTTGTAATAATTGTTAAAAACAGGAGAATAAATGCCATCAAGTTTTTCAACAGACTTAAAACTAGAACTCATGGTAACTGGCGAAAACGCTGGAACGTGGGGTGATAAAACAAATACAAATTTAAATTTAGTTCAACAAGCTATTGCTGGTTATCAAGGTGTAAGCATTGCAGGCGGAGCTCAAACTACAGCTCTTGTAATGTCTAATGCAGCACTTTCAAATGCTAGAAATATGGTTATTGAATTTACTGGAGCAATTACAGGAAATCAAATAGTTACAATTCCAAACGGCATAGAAAAATATTATATTTTAAAAAATAGCACATCAGGTGCTTTTACGGTAACTTTTAAATACGCAAGTGCAGGATCAGGAATTACTTTAACGCAAGGTTTTCTTACCGCTGCATACGGAGATGGAAGTGAAATTTACAACGTTGATTTAACAACTCTACAAGGAACACTTGCAACAGCACAAATTGCAAACTTATCAGTAACTAGTGCTAAACTCGCATCATTTGCTGTAACCACAGCACGACTTGCCTCTTTAGCGGTAACATCTAACAGACTTGCAACTAATGCAGTAACAACTGCTAAATTAAATTCGCTTGCAGTTACATCATCAAGAATTGCTTCATTTGCAGTAACCACAGCTAGAATTGCATCACTTGCAGTAACTTCAACACGACTTGCATCACTTGCAGTTACGTCTGCTAAAATTGCATCATTTGCAGTTACTACTGCAAGATTAGACACATCAGCAGTCACAGCAACACGACTTGCAAACACAGCAGTCACAGCTGGAACTTATACAGCAGCAACTATAACAGTAGATGCTCAGGGAAGAATTACTTCTGCATCTTCTGGATCAGGGGGTGCTGGAATGGGAATACCAACCCGTGTATCAGTTGGACCAGCTTCTGGAACACACACTGCTTCAGCAAACGCCAATAGGCTAGCTGTTTACATGGTAGCCGGTGGAGGTGGCACTGGTAGTGGTAGTATGTGCGGTCAAATTGGTGGAGCCGGTGGAATAGGTGGTTTTGGTTTTTATAATAAACCTATAACACAACCTTTCTCCCAACCCTTTTCTGTTGGCAGCGCAGGGGGGACTGCAGCGGCTGGAGGGGCAACAACTTTTGCAAATGTAGGAACAGTTAATGGGGGTAATGGAGGTACTAATGCCGTAAACGTACCTGGAAATCCAGGTAATCCAGGAAATCAACCTGGTGCTAGTTTAACTTATCCATCAGGGGCAAAAAATTTTGTAGTTGGTGGACCTTTTGGGTCGGCTGGCGAACAGGGTGTATTGGCTATATTTGAAAATATCGGGACTTAAAAAATGAGTTATTTTATTTTTACAAAAAGTTGTGATGGTTTAGAAGGAACTATTTATAGAATTGCAGAAAATCTAAGCGATTTAAATAATTTAAATATTACACAATCTGATTATAAAATAATTGAAGATTCTCAATCAAACTTCAATTTAGTAAAATTGAGAAATAAATTTTTATTAAAATATAACAATAATATTATTACATATATTGATCAAACTATTTCATTTAAAGATAAAAATGAATTACAGATTTATATTAATAATATTAAACAACAAATAAAACAATTCACAGATAATAATTCTAATCATCCATTATTAAGCCGTTGGAATGATTATTCTAACCAATTAAATAATTTAAATGTAGATTCAATTACGTATCCATTAAATAAATCATTAGAACAATATTTTAATGATTTAGGACAAACTTCATTAAATATTTTACAAATACCATAAAGATTGCTATTGGTTTAGCATGTTTAATAAAGAGATAGAGTTTAGTGCTCACGAAGATTATTTTGCACTTAAAGAAGATTATCCAATACTGGCAAAATTAAATATACCAGATTGGTATAAAAATTTAGAACATACAATTTTTAATAAAACAGTTAAAGGGTGCATGCCTTTTTTAGATTCTTTAACTTCTGGTTATCTTTTTAAAATGCCTCAAGATTTTAATGTTCGTCATAATATAGACAATAAAAATGAAAAGGGGGAAATGTTTAAAGATTCTTTTCAAACTTATGGACTACATGATCAACAACAACTTTTAAATGTTAAACATATAAATTTGAATTCTGGATTAGATCATCATTCTACAAAACAAGTTGAAGGCTCTTCTTTTATTGATAAAAATAAAAATTTACCTTTTTACAAAATAATGAATCCTTGGAAAATAAAAACACCTGAGGGATATTCTTGTTTGTTTGTACCTCCGTTAAATAATTCAGATGATAGATTTTCGATAATACCAGGAATAGTTGACACCGATACTTTTCCAAATGAAATTAATTTTCCCATAGTCATTAATGGTGATAAATACCCTGTTTTAGAAACACTCATTAAAAAGGGAACTCCTTACGTTCAAATAATACCTTTTAAAAGAGATTCCTGGAAAATGAATATAAAATCTAGATCACAAAAAGAGATTCAAAACTCTAGACTTTTTTACGGATTAAATTTATTAAACATTTACAAAAATAGATATTGGAATAAAAAATCGTGGAAATAAAAAATTTTATAAAAATTTATGATACAGCACTTCCTTGGAATGTTGTATCAAATTTAATTCGTTTTGCAAATGTTTCAAATTTTCAAGAAACTAAAATTGGAGGTGGTAGTGAATCTAAAACAGATTTTAATGTAAGAAGGACTTACACATTACCTCTTTGGAACTTGCATAATTCTATGTCCAATGTTCATTGGTTTAATTTATTACATTTTTTTTTTAATCAAAAATTAAAACAATACCAATTTGACGCAAATATTATTGATTATGGAAACAGTGACATTTTTAACATTGAAATATTAAAATATGAAAATACAGGTTTTTATACTTGGCATGTTGACCATTTTGCAACTATTCCAAGAACTATGAGTTGTATTTTATTGTTGAATAATGATTATGAGGGTGGAAATTTATGTTTTAGAAATCCAGATGGGTCGGGAGAATGGGAAGTAGAGGTTAAACCAAATAGAATGATAATTTGGCCAAGTAATTTTTTGTTCCCACATACAGTTAAACCGGTCATAAAAGGAACAAGGTATTCAGTTGTAGCATGGTCTTTATAATTAAAGAAAATTTTTTAGACAAAGAATTTTTTAATGATTTAAAAAAAATTTTATTTTCAGATGATATTGGTTGGTACTTTAGAAATCATTTAACTACTTTTAATAAAGATAATTATTGGTTCAATCATTGTTTTTTTAATAATTTTACAGTGTTTTCATCTATTTTTGATCAATTTATAAAACCAATATTATTTAAATTAAATGCAAAGGCATTAGTAGAAGCTAGAGCTAATTTGTATGTAAAAAACAATGTTGCCTATCAATCAGACTGGCACGTAGACAGACCTTTTGAATGCACAACAGCGATATTGTACATGAATACATGTAATGGATACACTCTTATAAATAAAGATAAGAAACTTAAAATAAATAGCGAAGAGAATAAAATTTTAATATTTAACTCTCAGACTGAACATGCCATCGTAAGCCAAACGGATGTTAATAGAAGAATAATAATAAATTTTAATTATTTTTAATATGACAAATATAAAAGAATTTAAATATAAATTAATAAAAAACTTCTTAACAAAAGAAGAAATTAAACTATTAACAGATTACTGTAGAATAAAACATAGATTAAATTTTGATTCATTTGATTTTCAACAAAATGATAATGGGGATACTTTTTTTTATGGAGATCCATTGATGGAATCTCTAATGGTCAATAAATTAGATTTAATGCAAAAAGAAACAGGGTTAGAATTATTATGTACTTATGCTTTTTGGAGAATGTATACAATGTTTGCTGATCTAAAAAAACACAAAGACAGACCTTCTTGTGAAATTAGTGTGACAGTAATGATTGGTTCAGATGGAACACCTTGGCCAATATATATGGATGGAACAGAAATTAACATGGAACCAGGAGATGCTGCAATATATTTAGGGTGTGAGATTGAACATTGGAGAGAAGAATTTAAAGGTGATTGGCATGCACAAACATTTTTACATTATGTAGATAAAAATGGACCAAACAAGGAATGGTTTAGAGATAAAAGAAAACTTTACGGAGCACCAAAATGAAATTTAAACAATACGAAAACGGATCATGCGATATTGAATTTTCTTTAAAGGAGAGATGGATAATTTTAAAAAAAGGTAAAATTCATTTATCTGACGAAAATTTAAAACATTTTGGAAATAACCTTGTAAAAATAGTTGCAGACTGGCAATTAAAATTTAAGGAAGATATCGCTAATAAACAAACTTTTACAGACACTAAAATAGAAGGTAAATGATTCCTAAAATAATTCATCAGACAGCTTATGCTAATAAAGATGAATGGCACCCTATTTGGAAACATTGTCAACCATCTATTTTAAAACACTTTGAAGATTTTGAGTATAAATTTTGGGACGACGATAGTTTAGATAATTTTGTTAAAGAAAAATACCATCAAATTTATGAAGAGTATAAAAATTTTCCAGAACATATTTTTCAATTAGATTGTGTAAGATATCTATTATTACATCATTTTGGTGGAATTTATATTGATATGGATATTTATTGTTATGATAATTTTTATAATGAATTAAAGGGAGAGGTTAATTTAGTAGAGTCTATAAATGATGAATTAGTACAAAACTCTTTGATGGCATCTATTCCTAATAATCCATTTTGGATGGATTGTTATAAATTAACTTTACATAGAATAAAGACATTAAAATTAAAACCTAATTTAAATAGTTCTTTTAAAAAGGAAGCTGATGAAAATGATAATTTAGTAAGGCTTATATCAGGTCCATTAATGTTATCCGACTGTGTAAAACAGAATAAACATTCTGTTCATATACTTCCCTATAAATATTTTAATCATGAACCATTATCTTATAAAAAACAATTTAAAACTAAACACATGCAAAGCGGCATGTGGGGTAAAGAAATTAAAAAAGGATTTTATTTTATTAGAAGTAATGATGATCCCAGTATTCCAATAGAAGAATATCACAAATACTCATACAAAATGAAAACATCCATAGATTTAAACAACTTTGATTTTTATAAAGATTATTCAAGTATTTAAACTCATAGATATATAGGGTATAATGATTTATGCCTTTAAAAAAAATACCGGTAGCTCCAGGATTTGACAAGCAAGATACTGCATCCCAAGCGGAAGGTCGCTGGATAGATGGAGATAACGTGCGTTTTCGTTATGGAAACCCTGAGAAAATAGGGGGTTGGGAACAAATACTATCAAATACTTTAGTTGGAGCTGCGAGACACCAACACTCTTGGGTAACAAGAGACGGTGACAGATACGCAGCCATTGGAACTAACAAAGTTTTAATAATTTATTTTGAAGGTTCTTTTTATGACATTACACCTTTTGATACTGCACTAACTAGTTGTACTTTTTCTACAACCAATGGGTCTTCTACAGTCACAGTTAACAAAGCTGGCCATGGTTTAACAGCTGGAGACATTGTGCGTTTTGCATCAGTTACTCCGCCTACAGGAGCTGGTTATGTTGCTAGTGATTTTACGACAAATGCTTTTGAGGTAAAAACTACACCTAGCTCAAGCACATTCACTATTACTATGTTAACCAATGCAGCAACAACTGTGTCAGCATCTGGATCTGCAACGTGTAATCCTTATTTTAATTTTGGTCCCTTAAATCAAACGTATGGGTATGGCTGGGGTACATTTAATTACGGTGGTTTTAGTTCGACAGTTACTCAAACACAAATAAATCAAGTAGGTGGAATAGATAACTCTGTTTCAACTATTCCAGTTGATTCAACAACAGGATTTTCCTCAACAGGAACAATATTAATAGAATCAGAATTAATTACTTATTCAGGAAAAACGGGCACAACATTTACAGGGGCTACTAGAGGTGCAGAAGGAACAACAGCTGCATCACACGCTGATAATGTAATTGTCTATGATGCAGCAACATTCGTTGGATGGGGTGAAGCTTCAACTGTTGCTACAACTATTAGATTAGATCCTGCTAATTGGTCTTTGGATAATTTTGGTGACATTTTAATTGCAACCGTGCATAACGGTCCAACATTTACTTGGAATCCAGCAAGCGGACTAACAACTAGAGCAACAAAAAATACCAATATGCCTTCAAGATCTATAATGAGTATTGTTTCCGACAGAGATAGACATTTAATACATTTAGGTACTGAAACAACTATTGGAACATCAGGAACACAAGATAAGATGTTTATACGATTTTCAGACCAAGAAAATTTTGATGATTATGCTCCAACATCAACAAATACTGCTGGAACTTTTAGATTAGATACTGGGACTAGAATTGTAGGAGCTATTAGAGCTAAAGATTATATATTAATTTTAACAGATGAAGCTGCTTACGTGATGCAATTTGTTGGACCACCATTTACATTTAGCATTAGAAAAGTTGGATCTAACTGCGGTTGTGTTGGGCAGCATGCTTTAACGTTTGCGGAAGGTAGAGTCTATTGGATAGGGGACGCTGGAGGATTTTTTCAATATGATGGAACAGTAACGTCTATGCCTAGTTTAGTTGAAGACTTTGTTTTTAAAACTACAACTGATAATTTAGGTTTTAATTTTAACGCTAATGAACTGACCTATGCTTCACACAATTCTTTATACCAAGAGGTATTTTGGTTTTACGCAAAAGATGGGTCTGATCAAGTAGACAGATTAGTTGCTTATAATTATGGGGATAAAGTTTGGACCACGGGGAGTCTTGCACGAAGTTCTTACCTAGATGCTAGCGTCTACGCAAATCCTTATGCAACAAAATTTGACACTGCCATAACCCCAAGTTTTCCTGTGGTCAATGGTGTATCTACTGGCGGATCTATTTATTATGCGCACGAGATAGGAGTGAACGAAGTAAGTGCCACTGGAGTTAAAACTGCCGTTGCTGCATTTATAAGATCTGGTGATTTTGATTTAGATGTTGATGGTGATGGTGAGTATTTTTTATCAGTAAGAAGATTTATACCTGATTTTAAAAATTTAGAAGGCACTGCAAAAGTAACATTATTTTTACGAAGTTATCCAGCAGACACAACTACTGCGAAAGG